GGGTAAAAACCCAGAAGGCGGGTTAAACCGCAAGGGTATAGCTAGTTATAGGGCTGCAAACCCTGGTTCTAAGCTAAAAATGGCAGTTACAAAGAAAAATCCTACAGGAAAAGATGCTAGCAGGCGTAAATCTTTCTGTGCACGTATGTGTGGCATGAAAAAGAGACTTACAAGTGCTAAAACAGCCAACGACCCCAACTCAAGAATTAATAAAGCCCTAAGAAAGTGGAGATGTAGATGCAGTTAGAGAACTTTACCCCAGCTCCCAATCATTGTGTAGAATGTAATGCACAATTAAAAATGGAAGAGATGTATATTTGCGAAGATTGTTTTGATTATACAGTAGATAGAACTGTAAAGCCAATAGCAGAAGCTAGTAAACTACAACAAACAGATGATGCATATGATAAAGCTTATTATAGTATAAAGGAGAAGAGATAATGCCTAAGTTTGGAACAAGGTCTAAAAAGAATTTATATACTGCACACCCTGATTTAATTAAATTATTTGAGGAAGTAGTAAAAAACTTTGACTGTACAGTCATTGAAGGACATAGAAGCAAGGAAAGACAGAATAAGCTATTTGATGAAGGTAAAAGTAAACTAAAGTACCCAAAAGGCAAACATAATGCAACTCCTAGCAATGCAGTAGATGTAGCACCTTATCCTATTGATTGGAACGATAGAGATAGGTTTCACTACTTTGCTGGTTATGTAATAGGTATAGCTAGTAGTATGGGTATAAAAATACGTTGGGGCGGAGACTGGGACATGGATACCCAGACTAAAGACAATAATTTTGACGATTTACCTCATTTCGAGCTAAAGAAATAAGTCTCTCCTCTGACTGACCTAGACGTAGGTAGGGTGGGTGGTGGCAAATCATTATGTACGAAGTAACTATAAATCATAAAACAGGTTCTAAAACGTACAAGGTATATACAAAAGAGGAAGCAGATACTAATAATATAGAGTATAAACCCTGGAACGAAGCCAGAGAAGGCGAATGGGGCATAACAGATGATAATTATGTATCTAAGTGTTATTCTTCTAAGCAATTAAAAAAGGCTATGTACTTAAGATATCCTGTTGGAACTGTATGGTCTAACTCTAAACAGTTTAAAAGCAAGGGTAGAGTAAGCATACATGAAACAAATGGTAAATCTTATATGAGCAATCTAACACGTACATCTAAAATGAAAGAAATTATTGGATTGGTCGCACGTAAAATGCCTGTAACTAAAGCAATAAAAGAAGTTATAGAGCCTAAAACAATTTCTGAAAAAGATAAATGGACAAGAATGACTAGAACAAAGGAGTTTAAAGTAGCAGTGAGTAAAGAAAAAATAGAGATGCTAGCTAAACATGGTATTACAGATGAGAGTCTTGCAGAGAAATGGAATGAATTAGAAAGAGACGCTGTAGAACTAGGTACAAATAATAAGGTAGAAAGTATTAAGATAAGACGTGGAATACTACAAGACTTGTCACAGTACAAAGGTTGGGCTAGAGATGAAAAGGTAAAGCTAAAACAAGAACAGGTAGAAGGTGTATTTGATACAAAGATGCTTGGAGAGATACTTAAGATAAAAGGTACATCTCAAGAAGCAGAAGGTAATATAACTAATGAGTCTTGATGGCGAAGAAAAATATAAGTTAATACAACAAGGATTAGAATTAGCCCGTAATATGGGTAAATTTGGTAAAGTATGTTTTCCTAAAGCACTTACACGTGCTGTACCTGATTTTCATCAAGAGATATATAAAACATTATTAAATGAAGAATATAGGCGTGTTATGGTAGCAGCACCTAGAGGTACAGCTAAATCTACTGTAGCTAGTCTTATATTACCATTATATAAAATTACCTTTAAACAGCCAGATGAAGACCTGTTTATTGTTATTGTTTCAGAATCACAAGCACAAAGCATAAACTTCTTATCTCGTATAAAATATCATTTAGACCATAGTGAGATATATAAAAAGCTGTATGGTGATAAAGGAAGCAATACTGCAGCTAGATGGACAGGAACAGATGTAGTTCTTAACAATGGTGCAAGAATAGTAGCTGTAGGTACAGGACAAAGAGTTAGAGGTTTTATACAGGGAGATACAAGACCTAATTTAATTATAGTAGATGACTTTGAATCAGAGTTAAATGCATCTACACCAGAAGCAAGAAGTAAAAATAGAAAGTGGATGACAGAAGCTGTGATACCTTCTTTGTCAGATGATGGTAGAGTAGTAATGATAGGTACAGTTATTAGTGAAGATTGTTTCTTATGCTGGGCAAAAGAGTCAGATGCCTGGAAAACATTGTGGTATTCTATATGGGATGAGGATGAAAAACCTATATGGGAGTCTAGATTTCCAAAAGAAAGAATATTACAGATTAAAAAAGAATTTGAAAGTGTAGGTAACCTTAATGGTTTCTACCAAGAATATATGAATATAGCTCAATCACCTGATGATGCACCATTCAAACCACACTATATACAGTTACATCACTATGATTATGAACGCAGAGAAGGACAAAATCTTTTAGTTAAAAAAACAGGGAGTGGTGAAGATGTTAAACCAGTTGAAATCTATTGTGGGATTGACCCCGCTAGTAGTCTTAGTCGTAGGGCAGACTATTTTGTTATTGCTGTCATTGCTATTGACAATGATAATAACAGGTACATTGTGGATATATTACGAGACAGGGTATCTCCTGCGGAGCAACCTAGCAAAATTATCGAATTTTATAAGAAGTACAGACCAAAGAGAATGAAAATTGAGACAGTTGCATATCAAGAAGCATTAAGAGATAGTACAAAAGCATTAATGATGAAAGAAAATTTATACATACCTGGATTAGAAAAGGGTGTAAAACCAAGAACACGTAAATCAGAAAGGTTAATTAGTTTAGTTCCTATGTTAGCAAAGAAACAGTTCTTTTTTAGACCATCCGATATATCTGCACAACAAGAGTTTCTGTCTTATCCAAGAGGAAAAAATGATGATATATTAGATGCTATATGGATTGCACTAGATAAAGCAGTGCCTTGTAGGGTAAAAACTGTAGGTCCAAAACAAAATCGAACAGTTACAAAAAAAGTCCTTGACTGGATGACTATGTAGTAACTAAATTACGCACAGAATTATATCATGGCATATACAAAAAAACCCAAATCACAAAAGGCAAAAGTACAAGATACTCACGATATCTTTAAAACATATTCTGATAAAAGAGAAATATGGGCAGAGCACGCACAAGAAGACAAGGAATTTCGCTTAGGGCGTCAATGGACTAAGGAACAAAGAATACGTTTAGAAGAACGTGGACAAGCAGCAGTTGTGGTAAATAGAATCCATCCTGCTGTAGAATCTGCGAAAGCCATGTTAACATCATCAAAACCTTCGTTTAGAGTTTCTCCAAGAGAAGATAGTGACAATAAAGTAGCCCAAGTAATGAATGGTATACTTGAATATGTATGGCAAAATTCTAACGGGGACGATTGCCTTCGAACCGCTGTTGATGATTATTATACTACTGGGATGGGCTGTTTACTTGCATATCAAGACCCAATGTCTGATATGGGTAAGGGCGATGTAAAGGTTAAGGATATCGACCCGTTAGATGTTTATATTGACCCAAACTCAAGAAGTAAGTTTTGTGATGATGCAGAAAACATTATTATATCACGCTTATATACAAAAGCTCAAGCTGAAGCATTGTTTCCTATGTATAAGAAAGCTATTAATAATGCAACTACAGAAAACTTTAGAAGTGATAGACCTGATACATTAAGACAAGATGATGGTGAGTTGTCATTTCCAGAAGACCAAAGGACATCTACATATATAGGATATGGTGGTAATAGTAATGACTATATTAGAGGATATGAAAGATATTATAAAGAAATAGTAGACCATTATAGAATCTTTCAAAGATTTAATGGTAAAGAAAAATTATTAGAAAAAGAAGATTTTGAAGAGTATTTAAACCAATCAGTATGGTTAATACAAGGTAATTTTATAGATGATGCAGAAACAGCTAATTCTATAATGCAAACATTACAGCAACAATATGCACAAACATTAGAACAAGCTAAATCACAAGGCATACCAGAAGAACAACAACCTAAGTTACCTGAGATGCAACAATTTACTAATGCTGAGTTAATAGAACAGGAGTTTATAGAGTATGTTATTGTACCTACAACTAGAGTTCATGTTTGTGTTATTATGGGTGACCAACTTATATATGAAAGAATGTTACCTACAGAACATTATCCTATAGTATTCTTTATGAATATACATACTAGAACACCTTATCCTACATCTGATGTTAGAATGGTAAAAGGTTTACAAGAGTATATTAATAAAACTAGGTCATTAATTATAGCACATGCAACTACTAGTACAAATCAAAAGATTTTAATACCATCAGGCTCTGTTGATATGAGAGAGTTTGAAACTAAATGGTCACAACCAGGTGTAGCAATAGAGGTAGATTTTGACCAAGGACCACCTCAACAAGTAGCACCAACACCATTACCTAATGAATTATATGCTAATGAAAAAGAAGCTAAGAATGACATAGACCATCAATTAGGGTTATACGAAATGATGATGGGTAATGCACAAGCAGCCCCACAAACATATAAAGCTACTATATCTTTAGACGAGTTTGGTCAACGTAAAATGAAATCTAAACAATCAGATATAGAAAGTGGTTTAAAAAGGTGTGCACATGTATGCATAGATTTTGCACAACAATTATATACAGAAGAAAAAGTAATACGTTTGGTGCAACCTAATAATTCTATGAGTGAGTTTGTAATTAACCAAAGATTATATGATGATAATAGCAAAGAGATAGGTATTGTAAATGAAATTGGAGTTGGGAAATATGATGTGGTTGTTGTGGCTGGTTCTACTTTACCAACCAATAGATATGCAGAACTTGAGATGTATATGGATGCGTATAAGAATGGTATCATTGATAGGAAAGAAGTATTAAAGAAAACAGAAGTTTTTGATATGGAAGGCGTATTGCAAAGAACTGATATGGTTGGTAAATTACAACAACAATTAGAAGGTGCAACAAAGAAGATAAAAGAATTAGAAGGTGATATACAAACAAGAGAAAGAGAAGTATATCATGCACGTCAACGTGCCGAAATAGAAAAATTTAAGGCTCAACTAGACTCTACTTCTGCTAAAGCAAGAGCTGCAGGAACAGTCTTTGAGAAACGCCTTAATGACGCAACAGGTCAAATTCAGAAGGAAGCAAGAGAACTAAGTCCTGAAGAATTAAAACAAGTAACAAGTGATTTACCCCAAGGACCAATGGGCAATCAAGAATAGGAGTCACAATGGCTGACGAACAAATAGTACAGAATCAAGGGACCCAAGAACAACCAGCACCTGAACAAGGTATGCCTGCAGAATTTGGCACCCCCAATATGGATACTGAAGCTATAGACGATATCCTGGGTGGAAGTGATAGAAGTTTACAAGGTGTAGACATATTTCCAGAACCAGAAGCGGTGACAGACTCACCCGAACCCGTGGCAAATACGGAAGAAGCAAACTCTCAAACTGCTCCTCAAGCTAATAATGAAGAAGTGCGATATAACTATTGGCAGAGTGAAGCTGACAAAAGAAAGAATGAATTAGATAGTGTTAAAAAAACTAATGAAGTTCTTACTAATCAACTTACTGCTTTAATGCAGGGGAATGCACAACCTCAGCAACAAGAGCAAACAGCAGAACAAGAAGAGTTTCCACCTCCTCCAGATAAGCCACAAAGACCTTTAAGTTTTAATAGAGAAGAAGCTTATACAGACCCTTCAAGTGAAAGTGCACAATATCAAAATGCAGTTGAAACTTGGAGAGATGATATGGATGAGTATAATCGTTTAGAACGAGAATACAATATGGCATTGATTCAATCTGAAAGACAAGAGATGCAAACAAATCAAACTAAATATCGTGAAGCTCAAGAACAGCAAGCAAGAGAACAAGAACAAATGACTGAAATGAGAAATCAAGCACGTCAACAGTTTAATGCTTCTGACCAAGACTTTAATGATTATGTTAAGATGATGTCTGACCCTCAGTCTATGAGCTTTGAAAATACTTGGAGGTTATTTCAATTGAACAAAGGACAGAGTGTACAACCTGCTGCTCAACCAGCACCAAGTGCTGCATTTCAGCAGACCAGGAAAGCACAATCTATCCCAAGTTCTATGGGCGTCCTGCCTTCTCAAAACACTAACGTGGAACAGAAAAGTGCAGGAGATAAACTAATGGATTCAATAATCGCTGATAATGATAGATTTAATATTATCTAATGATTATTGACACAAAATAGGGGATATTACACATGGCTAATCAATTTAGTATTTCGCCAGGTGGAACAATGCAATCTAGCTCTATTGACCATTCAAGAAGAATGTTCAACTTTGGAGAGAGAATTGCAGAGTTATCACCACAACAATCTCCGTTTTTTACATATTTGTCCAAGGTAGCCAAAAAGCCAACTGATGACCCAGTTTTTAAATTTTTAGAACAGCGTCATCAATATCAAAGACGTAACGGAAATGTTGCACAAGCTAAGACTACTGCTGCTTTTTCAAGCGGTGCTGTCGCAGATACTGCAAGTGTACGTTTAGATGTGCCTTATGACAAATTTGGAAGAACGGTAACAACTGCTGTTTTGCCACAATTTTTGCTAGATAGACAAGTAATTGCTATCACAGCAGAATATGATGCAAACGGTAGTGACGCAGGTGCAGGCAGTGAGACTGCTGCAGTTGCATATTTTATAGTAGATGGTACTCCTGATGTATCTAATAGTGCTTATGCTGTTGTAAACTTAGAGTTTAAAGCAGTTTATTATGCACCAGATGGTACTAATGCAGGAGAAATCACACCAGCAGATAGCTCTAAGATTATTCTTAGAGATAATGCAAACTGGCAGATTGTCGGTTCAGCATTTGCTGAGGGTGGAACTGACCCAGAGGGTTGGAAAGATGAGTTCTTTGACAGAGAAGGATATGCACAGATTTTTAAAACTGCAGTTCCTTTATTCTCTGGAACAGCTTTAGCTACACGTTACAGAGGTACTGCTAATGAGTACAAACGTGTATATGCTGAAAAGTTGATGGAACATAAAATGGATATGGAACACGCTATGTTATTTGGTATTGGCTCTGATGATTCTACATCAACAGGACCAATCAGAAGAACATGGGGTATTCTTCCTTTCACAGAAGCTTATGGTAGTGTAAAATCTTTTACATATGCTTCATCTGCATACGATGATTTCATTGATGCATTGGAAGATGTGTTTTCTCCAGAATCAGGTAACAGTGGAACTAAGTTAGTTCTTGCCTCAAGAAAAGTTATGTCCTGGATGAATAAGCTAGGTGCTAACTCTTTCATGGGTAACAACGCAGCATTAGGACACACAGTTACAACTAGTGGTGGAAGCAATGGTTTCACAGCTGACATACAGAATCTTAAAGGTTCTTTTGGTCATAACATTACAGCTATTAA